AGGGATATAGCTCTCAGCTTTTCAGTAGAGAGCAAATGACCACCCGTAACTTAACAATCTCCCGTGCAGACTACTTTGAAAATAGTAGCGCTGTCGGTGGGAACGGAAAGTACGAGGTTGTTGGAGGAAAGACTAGATCGAAATGGAATAATTATACTCTAAATCGATGGAAGGAGGTGCGGCGTAAGAATCATCTGAACGTCTATATTGACTGTACAGCTGGTTCCCCAGTTTCGCTTTCTCAAATCTTCCGACCTAATGACGTGCTGACATGTCAAAGCCGACTTGCTGAGCAGATTAAAGGCCATAGTTTTAATATGGCAGTTAGTGCTGCAGAAGGCAAGAAGACCGTAAACATGGTAGTAGACGCATTAGCATCCGTAGGTGGTGCGTTACTCGATTTGAAACGCGGCAAGTTTGAATCTGCTGCGCGACGTTTCGGGGTTAATCAACGTCCGTCAAAATTAGATCATAAAGATCTAGCCGGGCGCTGGTTAGAGTTGCAATATGGCTGGCTCCCTTTACTTGGTGACGTTTATGAAGCATCCAAAGCTTATGAAGAATTAACTCAAAAGCCTAGGTCGCAACGTTTTCGTGGTCAGTTAAAGAAGACCGGCACGGTTGATACATCTGGATCTCCATCCAATTGGACGGGGGTTTGTAATTATAAGGCGATGATAAATATTACTGCTGAATTGCAGGAACAGTTATCGGCACCTCGCTCTTTAGGTCTAACCGATCCGCTTACTGTTGCTTGGGAATTAATACCCTATAGCTTCGTTGTGGACTGGTTTATTCCTATTGGTAGTTACTTGGAGACTTTAAATGTTCTCCACGGACTTCAAGGTCGCTTCCTTACTTCAAAAATCGTAACATTCAACTATAGCGGCGTTCCAAAGAACGCTTTCTATTTCGGATGTACGGCTAATGGAGGGGGAGTGAACTATGAACGTGTCGTTTCGGCTGGTTTATCGGTCGGAATGCCGGGAGTAAACTCCTTGCCTGATGCTATGAGTCCCAAAAGAATCTGGAACGCAATAGCACTAGCAGCTCAACGCTTTAAGTAGAGGACCCTTTCCGTTATCGGATCTATAGTGTGCGGCTTAAATGCCTAGTCACATAAGATTCGACACAAAATTGGGTCTGTTCCACACAGTCGAAACATTTTATTAACTTTTCTTTAAAGAGGCTATCATGCCAAATATGACAAATTTATTAGTCAAAGACGACGCAACTACTCCTAAAGAGTGGACTTTGATTCCAATTACCGATAATCCGTTTCCTCAATGGAGAGCGAATGACGTTTCGATACAAATCGAAGGTCAACCTCGTTTCTCCGAAATTGTTGAGAAATTGAAAAATGGTAATTATAAAGTTACTGCGAAGTTAGAATTGCCCGTAATGGAAACATTGGGTGCTTCTGGCGCATCTGCTGGGTATGTTGCTCCTCCAAAAGTGGCTTACGTTACAACGGTCATCTTCACGATGTTCGCTGATAGACGTTCAACCATTGCGGATAGGGCAAATGCCTATAAGATGATGATCGGTATTTTACAAGGTGCGTCGGGTACGACAGCAACCGGAACTCTAACCAATACTTCGGCTGGAGATATCTGGAAGAATAGTACTCAACCTGCACCGTATACATTTACCGGTCTCGTCATACCTAGCTAGAGTTATCTAGTTAGGTTTTCTCTTCAACCTGGTACTTTAGGTATCAGTCTTTACCATAGAGGTAATTATGAGTTTTCAAAAGAGAAGAAGTCCTAGTGATTCCTTATGTTTAATTAGGCAACTTGCACTGGAATGTGCCAAACGCGGAGGTCCTTTATCAAAACAGCTAAATCAGCTGCTAGAAAAGGATGACTTTCTAGGTTTAATCGACTTTAAGTTCGATTATTCCCAAGAATTTACTCGTGATGATTTCATATATGCTCGCCAAATACAGGCTCTTGTTTCCAAACAAGATTTTCTGGACCTTGGTATAGATAAAGAAAAAGTCGCGTTAGATCTCTTCGTGAAAGCAGAAGAAAAATGTCGTGAGACGAATATCCGTCTTAGCGATCCCTCATCAGCAAACGCTGACGTTAGCGCAATATATCATTACGCTATTCGTAAAATTGAAAGGATCTTAGGAGATGTTCCGTCTCTCGACGCTTTAGATTTTTCTTTCGGACCAGGAGCAACAACTAACGTTAAAAGGACGCGGTCTCACCCTAGGGTGAAACTCGAAGTCCAGCTTATGTGTAGTACAAATATGGTTCCCTATCTGAGCGAGTATCTCAACGAGATACCTCTCTGGGCCGACTACCATACGAAAGATGAAAAACTTTCGGTAGAGGTCGATGTAGGAAAACTAGTTTTTGTACCAAAAACTTCGAAAACGCTTCGCTCAATATGTGTGGAGCCAATACTTAATGGTTTTTTCCAAAAAGGTGTTGGCACATATCTAAAAAAGCGATTAAAGCGTGCCGGAGTTGATCTATCCGATCAAACTCGGAATCGTGACTTAGCTAAGAAAGGATCTGAATCAGGTAGTCTTGCGACTATAGATTTAGCATCCGCATCCGATACTGTGTCACGTGAGTTGGTTTGGCAATTGCTGCCGTTTGAATGGGTATCCTTGTTGGATTCCATGCGGACTGGTACGGTTCGCCTACCAGATGGTAAGGAGATTGACCTTGAAAAGTTCTCGAGTATGGGTAATTCTTATACTTTTGAACTTGAGTCCTTGATTTTTTACGGGCTCACCTGGGCAACTTGTTATCACCTCGGTATAGATACTGAGGATGTGTCAGTGTTCGGTGACGATATTATCGTTCCGACCCAAGCGGTTACTCTGTTAAAAGACGTATTGGAATACAGTGGATTCGAAGTTAATTCTTCGAAGTCATTTATGTCCGGTCCGTTCAGAGAATCGTGTGGGGCTGACTACCTTAGAGGTTTTGATATTCGACCATTTTACCTGAAGGAATCGGTAAGTGTTCGATACCTCTTCGTGATGCACAATTGGTTTTATCGCAATTTCGAATTTGCATTAGCGAATATCGTTAAAGCGATGATCCCAAACAGCTTCATCTTAACTGGCCCTGATGGCTACGGTGACGGTCACCTTATTGGTGATTTTCATCTACAACCACTGAGTCGGAAAAAGAAAAGAGCTGGTTACGAAGGTGGTTCTTTTGAAACATGGGTTGCTACACCGCGACGCCTTAAATGGCTGCTGCGTGAGCATGACCATACATCGTATCCAACGTATTGCGTTTATGCTCTTTCCTCGGAAGAGGAGCGAGAGCATGATGTGATTCCCGGATATGATGTCTTTTCGAAAGTATCAATCTACACGTCTCTTGGTAGAATTTTCCAAGAGAAGCGAGGTTGACTTTAAAAAGTTAACCAACGGGGGTAATACCCCCTAACCATGGTCTGAAATGGTCATGTGGAGTGGATTGGGTTGGGCTTTCTTTTTTGCCCCTCTCTTCCCTTTTGG